ACCTTTTGATTTTGAATTAAGGAATGAAGTAAACCATATTTTTAGACGTGAGATAGTTTGGACTTTTACAAATGGCGGTGCATGGGTTTCTAATAGAATGCCTTTGGTATCACATCAAAAAATATATCATTGTGTTGTGGATAGTAAAAAAAGTTTCTTTAACGAACGGACAGGAATTGATTACTCTGAAAACACAAAAGACTTTAAGAGAAGTAAAAAAGTCTTTGAAGGATATGAGGAAGATGGAAAGCAATTTGAAAAAAGTAAAGATGGTGTTTGGTTGCGTGACCATTTGCACTTTAACAAACCACATACAGGAAAGATACCAAGTAAGCCACAAGAACTTTACGATATACTGATTAAATGCTATTGCCCAGAAAATGGTTTAGTAGTTGAGCCATTTAGCGGAAGTGGAAATTTCGCAAAAACTTGTATAGGGCAAAATAAAAATTATTTAGGCAGCGAATTGGATAAAAAGGTTTTCGATTACTCAATCAATAATGTGAACGAGTGCGGAGGGCTTTTTTAATTTTATCAATTACAAGTGTATATAGCACGTTTTAATGTGCTATATACCATGTTAGTGCTTCATTTGTCTTTCTTGCTCACGAAGGCGTTTCCTATCCAAGTCATCGCTCTCTTTAATATAAGACCACCAATTAAGAAACTCAACGACACCAATGTTCGTAATCTCATCCATGTTCTTTCGGTGAATCTTACAAAGCCTCTCCAATAGTATAAACCAGCCCCATCTCTCTGCAAAACTCTCTTCTTTAATATCTCCCTCGTCATCCTCGACTTGAACTCTCGCTCCAAATAAGGGAGAATATAGTTGTTTAAGACCTTCAAACGAGCGTGCAAAAAAAAAGCGTATGGATAAGCTACACCCATAGTGAGTTCATTTAAGAACAACTCCTCCTTCTCACTATTCTTAACCCCATCGTATTCCTTACCCTCGTAGCACATCACAGCTAAAACAGCGTGAAAGTTGTGAGGATTGCCAGCATACTTCTTAGTGGTTTCCATAAAGTCTATAAATTGCCCCGCAATCATCTTTTCAGGCTCATAGACGCACTTAAATACCCTATCCCCTATCTTTATATTACCCGAAGGTATTTCTTTCTTTAAATCGTCTGTAATGAGGTCAAACTTATTTGAGTTCTTTTCTATTTCAGTCCAAACCATATTATTGCGCACTTCTAAGTACGGCTTCTTGGTTATAAAGGCTGCTTTCTTTACCTTTACATCAAGGTTATTCTCGCTGTCAAGAACTTCAAGGTACTCGTAGTACCTTTTTATTGTCATTTCTGATAATTTCATTTAGTATATTTTGTATTTCCTATACTGCGGCTTTGCTAATTTAGCCATGCAGAGATAGCGTACCCCATCAATTCCGTGATCTTGCCCGCCTTTTGGTCTTTCGGGGCTTAGTGGCTTACCATCTTTATCGGTATCCCATCTGTACCCTCTGAACTCTTTAATCAAGTCTTCGCTCAAATAATGTATCCATATCTGATACCGCTTCATTATATCTATACCGACCCTAATACTATCACGCCCCTTCGTTACACCGCTAATGCTCCACCCCATTCTGCTAAGTTCTTCTATGCTCTTAGGCTCGCTGCTGTCTGCGTATATCTCATCGGTCTTATTTACGCTATGCAAGCCTAATTCTAAGGCTATGTCTTGATTGGTCATGCCAACCTTTCTGAATATCTCCTTAACGTACAATTCGCCATCGGCAACCCAACCACCAATAAGAACGGTCGGGTCATTAGAGTATCCGAAATCCAATCCGTATCCCAAGAACTTAGCCCCTTCGGGTATCTTCTGCGTGATGTCATACTTGCTAAACACCATGCCTTCTGTGATTCCGTACTCGCCCTCTCCGTACACTCTCCACTTGATAGGGTCTTCGTACTTCATCATCTCAATCTGCTGCACAATCAAAGGCTCTAAAAAAGGGTTATCTCTGAACGTGCTTACAAGAACTTTGCAGCCACCTGGAATCATTGGTGTGCCATCTTCCTTTGTTATGTCCTTTTTGTCCTCTAACTCGGTCTTAATCCACACGAACTCACTATCGGGGTTAAAGTCAATGATAATCTTCTCTGTGGTACGCATACGAAGCTGAAAGAACTCGGTATCCCAGTTCAGTTCGTTTGCTTCATTGCAGTAAAGTATCTGTCGCTTACTACCCCTTATCTTCTGTTGGTCATCAGCACCAAAGAACTCTACTATGCGTGTTCCCATTTGGTCAGAATACTTAAACTCACGCTTAGTGATATTGTACTCTATCATGTGGGCATGACCAAAGGTGTCTATTACATCTTTAAAATCACGCAGAATAGTTCTATCAAGGGTAGCCCCGAACTTACGAACTACGGAAGCTACCCCATGATGAATGTACTTGTTCTCCGTTATCTGACCGGTAAGCAGCCAAACAAGTAGCTGCTGACAGACAGAATACGACTTGCTCGATCTTGTGCCTCCTCTGTTTATGACAATAGATTCCTCTGATTGCCAATTACGCATAAATACAGGCGTATATTGTATTTCAGCTACTCCGCTCACTTATCCCTTTCGTACTGACTATTGCATACGGCATAACGTTGTTTAGCATCAGGGTATTCCTTACCCATTGTAGGGTTAGTCATACATCGTGTGATAAAATCACTCTTCTTCTCGCCCTTCGATGGGGATGGTATTGGCATTGTCTACTTGTTTAGGTTGTGCTGGTGTTAAAACTATCTGAATACCGCCATCGGGTATATTTAAGGTCTTTCCATAACCCCTGTTCTTGCCCTTAGTGTCAAGGTAGTATTGAACTGCCTTTACATTAGGTGCTAATTTAAGGTCGTGAACATTGCCCTTAACATCTAACTTCTGCTCGGTAGGACCATCAATCAGTTCTAACAGCTTTGTTTCTACTTGGTCTAAGACCATTTCGTCTATCTCGGTAAGCTGCCTATCAAATTCGGGGTCTTCCTTCCTCCATTGCTGATAGGTTGTGTAACCCATTTTACACGCTTCACAAGCAGCCGTTTTCATACCTCTATGCTTCTGATACGCCTTGATAAACTTCTTCTTCTTAGATATGCGCTGCTTTTCAAGGGTTAATTCTCTCGAAGGACTTAATGCCCCTCTTTTACCCCTTTCAGCCATTTCCTTACGCCTTTCTTCGGTAAAGTATTCGGGTTTAGGACCACGTTTCTTACCAGGCGGGTTTTTACGTTCGTAATATTCTCCCATATCTATAAAGACACTTTATTTGGTAAAGTGTAATTTATTTAGCCTTCGGTTTTCTACCACGCTTTGCTGCGGGCTTGCTCTTAGGTGTTGTAGTGGGCTTATCTGCCACTTTCTTAATCCCATAGAAGTAGATGTCAAATGGGTTTCGGTTATACTCAATCTTCCACTCGGAGAAGAGTTCATCAAAATCCCACGCTTCACGCAGTTCTGCTTCTGTGATATTCTTATAGTAGTTTGTGGTAAATGGGCTTGAATAACCTCCATCAGACCTCATAGTTCCATGTTCGGGTCTGCCAGTAGTGGCTGCGGTCAATATAATGATACCGCCTTCTTTGCATACAGCATACATATTTTTAAGGCTATCTACATACTGCTCATCGTGTTCAAGCATTTCAGTAGATATAACCACATCAAAGTCTTTGTCGGCTTTGTAGTCTTCCGCCCTACTAACGACATCTACGTTCTTACCTTCCCCAATGTCTACCCCTGTATAGGTATAATCTCTGAAATGAATACGATTATTTCCATTAATGTCAAGGCTACCAAAGTCAATTACCTTAGTGCCGTTAAAATACTTAGGATGGGCTGATTTAACCCTTCTTACGAATGCTTCTTGTTGTTCGTGTGCCATAATGTTATTTTTTATCTATTTCTTGTTTAACTTTTGCTGATATGTCAATATAAGACTGCACATCCTCTCCATGTAAAGACGTTGTGCGTAAACTTTTATCAAATTCAAATTCGGGTTCTTCATTCGCTGTTAGGTCAAATAAGAAGAACTTTCCTTGTATATCTACTGGTGCTACATACGCACTTGGGCTTAAAGGCTGCTCAATGCCTCTATACTTCTTCCATATCCTTTCGGTTATCTCTACATGCTCGAATCCGTATATGCCAAAATCCTCATTATACCTTTCCTTTGCTGCTTTTTCTCTGAAATACAATAAGCATCCAGGACACCCAGCGAAAGCTGTTTCTTTATCCGTATAAGCCAATGTTTTTATCCCACCTTCTGTTTCTGTGATATAGCAGCTATGAATCATCCGACTGCGTTGAAAAGGCTTGTACCAATCGGTAGTCTTAGGGTAAACATCATCGTCAAGCATAAATATTTCATCGCAACCTTTCTTTGCGAGGTAATCCATGCAAGCATTCTTTGATGCAGCTATTCCTTTACGCTTAAAATCTCTGATAAAGTGAACGTATGGGTATCTATAAATCCACTCATAACCTTGCTTACTTTCACCATCAATGTGAACACAGAAGACAAACTCTCTCGGACTTCTGTTAATCCATAGCGGAAGAATGTTCTTTAACATCTCCGATCTGTTGTACGTTGTTATTCCTATCCCAACTGCCATTTTGCGTTTAATTTATTTACCATTCCACTTGTCATTTCTTGCTCATTCTCTAACAGCTTGTGTGATTTACTTAGCAAGTGCTTAACCTTGCTGTCTGATATTAGTGCGTGTTTCATTCCTGATGTTTTTAGGGTGATTGCCATATCGTCATCTTGACACCAAAACTTAAACTGCTCATCAAAGGGGTGTACTACATTAAAAGCATCCCTGTCCATTACCACAGCCCATCCGCAGAAGTATTTACCCGTTTCCCAACCATAGGTAGCCCCTTGTGCCACATTGTCGTGTTTAAACCAACCTTCGCTAACTGGTGAAAAGCTATTCCATTCGTAATTAAATGCGTTATCAAGCCAATTATCCCCAAATATCAAGTCATTGTTAAATATTCCGAAATAGTCATACTTAGATACATCGCATTGAGCAAAGCCGTGATTTAAAAAGCGATTATAGTTAAACTTTTCACTCGGATAGATCACTTTTAACCTTTCATTGCACTCCCATCGTGCATTAGGGTTAGTTTCCACCAATGCAAGCATACCTTCTGTGGTGTTCATATACCCTTCTATGGCTTTTGCAGTCATAGCAGTATAGTTCACATCAGATGCGTTAGAAAGCATTACAGAATATAGCCTATCCATTCTTTGCGTACAAGTTAATTATTCTGTTAATAGTGTTTCTTATGCAGTCATCGCAGTTTTTATCGAAAGACATCTGATGATTACGCCTATACCATTGCCGTAGCTGCTCAATTTGCTCGTCTGATAGCGTTATTCCCGACATTCCTTCGGTTTCCTTG